TGCTTGGGAATACATATCAGGTGATACTGAAAAGATTTCAGAAGATTTAAGTCTATTAGACCAACTCAAGTACAACAAAATAACACAGGAGTATTACGATGCCAATGCAGATTAATTTTAGTAAAGCTCAAAATATAACGAAAGAAAAACTACGTATAGAAAGAAAACCTTTGCTAGAGGAACTAGATATTGAATTTCAAAAGGCTCAAGAAACTGATAGTGATACTTCATCTATTGTAACTGAAAAGCAAAGATTAAGGGATATTACTAAACAAGTAGATACTATGACAAGTTTAGATGAATTAAAAACTGCAAGTGTGGAGAACGCATAATGACTATAGAACAGAATCCAGAATAATCGGACATTTTTGTCCGAATGCAACCATGAAATATAGAAGTATAAGTACGAGATTACAATGATCTTTGATCTCATCTTAGACTCTGGTTTAGAAGCACAACTCACAACCGATTTTAAACCTAAGAACAAGTCAGTAATCGAACAGGTAACGTGGGTACTACCTGAACCTTCCTCAACAACTAATACTCTCCTCCTAGATCCAGAACACCTTTTTATAGACGAAATAGATGAAGAAAATTAAATACATTCTACTTTCTATTGGATTACTTTTATGCACTACTGTAATAGTCGCAGAACGACATAAATATATTCAATCAGAACACTCATTAGAAGAATACTCGTACACTAGGAGTCCTCACCCATCACCTCCTCCACCTCCTAAAGCCTCATCCGCAGAGACAGCAGTAGACGATATAATTGACATCATACTTGCTCAGGGTTTCTCAGGAGCTATCATACTAATTTTATTTTTTTGGACGTATAGGACGGATAAATACAATAGAACTGCACAAGAAGAAAACTTTAATAAGTTTATTCAGATAAGTCAGGAATGCTCTTCCAATATGGGAAGTGTAAACACTCGTCTTGAAAACATAGAACGAGAAATAGAACAAAGTAAACAATTAGAAATGCTTAATGCATCAAGAAAGGGATAATTATGATTGGATTATTAGCACCAGTAATAGGTGGAACCGTAAAGGCACTCTGTATGAGTATGCTAAGTGAGAAGCTTTTGACTGAGGTCTGCCTTATTCTGTTAGAGAGACTTGTAAAATCTACGGATAATACCTTAGACGATCAGATACTTGCAAGTTATAAGCAGTCCGTAGGTAAATGAAGTTTTTACTAACTGGATTACTCCTGTTAATAGGTACTCAAGTCTTCCCAAGAGATGAGATAAAGTTCTCTACTGACAAGATAAGAGCTATGTGGTTTATGTGTGCCACTCAATTCCAAAGGGTTGCACCTAGTGTACCTCAAGTAGAACGAGTGAGACTGTGCGACTGCTACGTGGATCACATGAGAAGTACCTTTACTCCTGAACAGGTGACAGCACTCACTCCAGAAGAGTCAAAAAGACTAGGAATGAAAATGAAACTAATTTGTCCAACTGAACCACCTTTTACTATAGAAGAATCTACATAACATGGGAATATCAAGTAAAAACTTTAGCAGCAAAGAGTTATCCTGCTCACATTGCGGAGAGAACAAGTTCGATCAGAAGACTTTAGATGCCTTACAAGAACTCAGGGAAGCTTTAGGAAAACCTTTGAAACTCTCAAGTGCTTATAGATGTTCAGTTCATAATCAGAAGGTTAGTTCTTCAGGTACTAATGGTCCTCACACTACTGGACAAGCAATAGACATTCTCTGTTCTGGGAAATTTGCTCATGAAGTTCTGAGCTTTGCTATGATACGTTCAAGTGTTTGGAAAGGTATTGGAATTAGTCAAAAGAATGAACATTCTTCAAGGTTCATACATCTTGACACAATTGAAGCCGATAATCGGCCCTGGATATGGAGTTATTAAAAATGAAAGATGAAGCTTTAAATTCTCTTTTTGATGCAGTAGCAGATGAACTACTAACAAAAATCAAATCAGGAGAAGCAAAACCTGCTGACTTAGCAGTAGCTGTAAAGTTCTTAAAAGACAATAACATTACTTGTCTTCCTACAGATGGTAACTCTTTAGAAGAACTCATGAAGAGTATGCCCTTTTCCTCTGATGATAAATTCTCTTATAATTCATTTAAGTCATGACAGAAAAATTTCGATTCCCTATAGAAGGAGATGCCGATAGAGTAATGGAAAGAATGCCTTTCTCCGATACTCCAGAAGGAGTTAAAGATATTCTGAAACCTTCCGAGAGTCAAGAATTAGCAAATCTAATGGAAGAACAAGCTATAGACCAAGCATTTGATTATGGAGATATAGTAGAAAAAGGAGTTTCAGCAGCAGGTAAACTAATTAAAAACGTAGGAGGAAGAACAGGAATAGGATACTTAGTAAATACTGGAACTGCTGGAGAAGGAAGTGATGTCATTCCTGATATAGGAGATCCTGATAATGAAATTAGAAAAGATAATTTAAGAATATGGGGAAGAGGAGAAAATTCAGATAGAAATTTTTCATTAATTACAGATTCTCAGGATACACCTATTGTATTCTATCATGCTAGTCCAAATTTTATTGGGAGATCTTTTGATCCTGATAAATCTCAATTACGAGATCCTGGTTATTTTGGAGAAGGTGTTTACTTTTCCAGTAGAGCAGATGAAAGTAAAAAGTATTTAGAGAAGCAACATTACTTTGGAAAGATGAGTGAGGAAGAAAAAACTGGTAAGTATAAAGACTTTCACGCTAAAAAGAAAAATCCAAAGATTATTCCTACTTATCTAAGATTTGAAAAAGCTTTACGACTTGTTTCTCCAGAAGGAGAGAAAGGTGTAGAGTCTTTTGTAACTGACGATCTAAACGCTGCTGAGATTACAAATGGTTTAATGGAACTTGTTTTTAAAATTAAAGGAGTAGATCCAACAAATGAAAATGATTCTTATGCCATCTCTGAAATCAAAACTAATTTTGGAGAAGCTTCAGATTTTAATACTCCTACAAAAATAAGAAAGTTCCTTTCTAAAGTAGGAGCAAAAAATAAACAAGGAACAGAATTACAATTAACTCAATTTTTAAAAACTTTAGGTTATGATGGAATCCTAGTTCTTGAAGATGCTAATAGACCTAATGATTATGCCGAAGCAGTTATCTTTAATAGAGAACAATCTAAACATGCAACTGAAAATGTAGGTACATACTTAGAAAAAGATGATTTGTACACTAAATCCGAGAAAAAAGGTTCTGAAACCTACTCTTAAATGAAAAGAGAAGAGACTCCTAACCCATTCATATCTCTTCATCCTTTCCTTCTCATACAGAGCGATCTGAGCACTCTCAGAACTATTCCTATAATTTTAGCCTAAATCCTATATGAAAAAGAAAAAAGAACCTAAAAATCCTCTTTTGGACTTTAGGAACTTTGTTTTTCTAGTTTGGGAACACCTTAGTCTACCTAGTCCAACTCCTGTTCAGTACGACATGGCTGAATATCTTCAACAAGCTCCAAAAAGAGCAGTCATTGAAGCGTTCAGAGGAGTTGGGAAAAGTTACATCACTTCTGCATTTGTTTGTTGGAAATTATTACTTGATCCTGAAACTAAAGTTCTTGTGGTTTCCGCAAGTAAAGTTAGATCTGATGACTTCTCAACCTTTACACAGAGATTGATAAATGAATTACCGATACTACACCATCTAAAATCAAGAGAAGGACAAAGACAAAGCAAGGTAGCATTTGATGTTGGTCCTTGCCAAGCTAGTCATAGTCCAAGTGTGAAGTCTGTTGGAATCACTGGACAACTTTCAGGTTCCAGAGCAGATATAATAGTTGCTGATGATGTTGAAGTTCCAAATAACTCAATGACTCAGACAATGAGAGATAAACTTTCAGAAGCAGTAAAAGAGTTTGATGCAGTACTAAAACCTGATGGTAGCATTGTCTACCTTGGTACTCCTCAGACAGAAATGAGTCTTTATGAAACACTTCCTGAAAGAGGTTATGAAGTTAGGATCTGGCCTAGTCGGTATCCTGACGAAAAACAAGTTATTAGATATTCAAACAAGCTTGCACCATTTATTCAAGATAAGCTTGATCGTGGTTCTATTGTTGGAGATCCTACTGATCCACTCCGCTTTGATGCCGAAGACCTTCTTGAAAGAGAACTTTCCTACGGTAGATCAGGCTTTGCTCTCCAGTTCCAATTAGATACAAGTCTTAGTGATGCAGATAAATATCCTTTGAAGTTAAGTGATCTAATCATAATGGGTGTGGACTCTGAAAAGGCTCCTGAGAAACCTGTATGGACAAGAGATCCTAGAAATAAGTTATCGGATCTTCCTAATGTTGGTCTTCCAGGAGACTTCTTCTATAGTCCTGAGACTAAACTGGGAGATTGGATACCTTACAATGGTTCTGTTCTTTCCATAGATCCAAGTGGAAGAGGAAAAGATGAAACTGGATATGCAGTAGTAAAGATGCTGAACGGTTACTTATATGTCACAGAGTGCGGAGGACTCAGAGGTGGTTATAAGAATGAGAACCTTGAAGCACTCTCAGTAATTGCAAAACGTAATGATGTAAACCTTATCCTAATAGAGTCTAACTTTGGAGATGGGATGTTCATGGAACTCCTTAAACCAGTTCTTAGGAAGATTCACAATGTTACTATAGAAGAAATAAGAAGTAATGTTCAGAAAGAGAAAAGGATTATAGATACCTTAGAACCTGTCATGAACCAACATAGGCTTGTGATTGATCCAAAGGTTATTGAAAAGGATTATAAGACAGTTCAAGACTATCCTGTGGAAACTCAGGCTCGTTATATGCTCTTCCATCAGATGACAAGGGTTACAAAGGATAGAGGAGCCTTAATCCATGACGATAGACTTGATGCTTTACAAATGGCAGTCCAATACTGGGTTGACTTCATGGCAGCGGATGCTGAAATGGAGATACAGACACGAAAAGAAGAACTTCTAGATATAGAAATAGAAAACTTTATAAATGGTGTTATGAATAAAAAAGACATAGACTCAACTCCTGTTTGGATGAATTAACTTAACATAATATACAATTCTCCTACTCTAGATATGGGCTGGTTATAATACCTATTGTTCCCTCTTTCTTAGACTTCGGATAGATATGAACCTTTAACAACAGGAACCACCAATGGCAGGAATCAAAAACAGAGGTAGTCAGATACATAAAGTAAAGACTAAGTTTAAACGAAAGAAATATAACTTTAGGATTGACTTTAAAAGGAATAGAATATTTTCAGAAAAATTCTGAGGAGTCTAATCGCTTTAGCGATTGACTTTTTACCCCATGCCGATTTTTTTTTATTCCAACAGAATCCTGAAAAAAATGATTAATTATATACAGAATCAATTGTTCAATTTTTTTATTTTTTCTGATTGACTATATATCTTATCAACTCAGAATTTCTCAGAATTCCTCAGAATTTATTTTAATTTTTCTGAGAATTTGGCACGTTTTATGCATTGCAGCTTTTTTTTATTTCTTAGGAAAGTTTGGCATAATCTTTGCATTCCTCAGAATTTCTCAGAATTTATTTTGACTTCTCAGAATTAATTGGCATGATCTTTGCATTCGGTCCAGTTTTTGAGATTTTCTGAGATTTTCTGTGTTTTTCTTATCTGTGTTTTTTCGTTTTGTATTGATTCTGTAATTATCTCAGAAATGCTCATAAAGCGTACTAAATCGCTCTGTATTGAAAGAAAAGAGAAAGACATAGTAGTACATAGAGAGTAGCTCTTATTTGTTATTAAGGATTATTTATATACTAAATCAATAAATATTTACTAATTTCTTTAATGATATCAGTAATTAACGTAATTAATTTACTTTTTTACATTTTTAACTTGACTTTTCTGCCAATTTATGTTATACTGTGTATTCAATAATTAATTGGTTCAACTCTAATCGGAGAATCAGTATGAATAATCCAAAGACAACAAGTCGAATCTGGAAAGATTCTATTCACGTAAAAGGAAGTGAGCACAGGCAGGAAGTTAAGAACGCCAAATCATTTCGTTCCTATCACAATAATCCTAAACAGAAATTCAGAAAAGGC